TAGCGTCCCTACATGCCGTTTCGGCATTTTTGATTCGCCTATCTTTTAATTTCTCACTAATCATAACTACATTATATACCATTTTACTCTCTTTGGCAACCACCTGTTTAAGATAAATCCATTATTTGGTTAAGTTTTATACGAATTTCATCTGGATTTAGACCTAATTTCTTCATTTTATCATAGTCTTTTGACTTCAATTCACCTGTGCCTATTTTTTTAAGAATATCTTTATAAACTTTTTCTCTATCTCTGACTCTTTTCGCTCTAACTTTTGCGTTAGTAGCTTCTTTTTGGTAATCTTTTTGGACTTTGGCTTCGTCTTCTTCTTTGGCAACTTTTCTACTCCTTAGTGATATGTTAGCAGCTATTAATAATAAAACTGCCAATGGGTCGAATACAAATATTAATACTATTATTACCCACCTAACTGCCTTATCAAAATGGTCTTTTGCTTCATCACCATATATCAACTCTGCAATATATTTGATAGGTCCTACTTCGGCCTCTATCTTATCTTGTTCTAATTGTAATGCACCTTTTTTGTCTGATAGTTCAGCAATCTTATCACTCGCACCATTAATGGCAAGCGTCAATGCGTCCCTTTCAGGTTTTTGTTTCTCTCTTTCTTTTAATCCTCTTGTGACATATTCCATGTCAACATATTTTTCAAGTGTCTTATCTAGTAATGTAAGAGTTTTATTTGCTCTAAAAATAATTAAATTCTGTTGTTTGATTTGATTGTCAATCAATTCTATTTTGATATTATTACTAGATGTAGGTTGTACTTGGTCTAGGTGTGCCTTTGATAAAAAACCAAAGATACCCATAGATGTGATAAAAATTAAAACTACAACAGCAAATGTAAGATATAGTTTAATTGTTTTTGGTACAAGTTTATTGCGCCAGTTATTATACAACCATGAGGCGGCGACAAGTTTGCCGACCTCTAATGCACTACCCATAGCAATGATAGGTACTACTGCACCTGCAAATAAAGTTGCTAAACCCATGATAGAATAACCAGCGGCTATTACAGATATGGATATAGCACTTAAAAAAGTTATTAGTATTGTTAACATATAAGTCCTAATCTAATTTTGGTATATCGTATTCTGTTCTCAACTTCTTAATAATACTTTTTAATTTAGGAAAGTATTTCTCATCAGCTGCATAAGCACCAAGTGTTTCAACATATTGTAAAGAATCTTCTATACCGTTATCTCTTAATTCTCTGTACTTATCGTAAGCACCACCATTATTTAGTATATTCATATAATGTTGTACACTATCACATTCATGCATATAGACCCTTACACCCCATTTTTTAGGTTTATTACTAGGTAACATATGTGGTTCTCTTAAATCATATGTACGAATACCAAATAAGTTTTTACCCTCTAATGAAAATCTACTATTGCCCCAACCACTCTCTAAAGCAGCCTGAGCCAGTAACACCTCATAGATTACAGGTGTCACATCTGTTGTTGTATTGTAAATATAGTTTACACATGCACCTACACTATCAATAAAAGTTTGATTGTTTGCTCTCTCAAAATCTGGTAATGTGTAAGTGTTGATTGCTTCTAAAGTTTCAACAATCTCCTCGACTTCTAATTCTAAGACATTAGCTTGTGCTTCGTCTTTCTCTGCTGATACTGTGTACCATATACCACCAAAAAACATGATGACCACTACGGCCATCAATGTTTGAAGAATTGTTTTGATTTTTGCAACCATGTTAGGCTCGCTTGATTATGATATAATCGTAACTTGATATTGATTCTGGTTCATTTTCACCATACTCTGACCAAGTGCCTATTTCAATGTTTTTGTTTTTCTTTTGAAAGAATTGTAAATCAGTTCTATCAATATATTTCGACATGTTTTTAAATATCTTTTCAGATTGTTTTTCTGTAAAGTTATTTGCAACATCTGTTGACCAATTACCTGTGTAATAAGTCATTTTGTTTTCATCACTACTAATGAAGTGGTCTAGTTTTTTAGGTACGCCACTAATAACTGATTTTAAATAGTGGTCTAGTTCTTTTGATTTTGTTTGTTGTGCCATAATATAGTTTTCCTTTTCTCATTTATTATAAATCTGCAATTTTGAATTTCTTGATTACATTTTTAGTTGGTATAACTGTTGTGTTACCACCATCTGCCAAGTCACCATTCTCTTCATAATTGTAGTCACTCATCAACACATGCACCTTTTTATCTGATTTGACCAACCAACCGGTTGATACACAAATAGCAGGTTTCATGTTTTGAATTTCTTTCATTGTTTTCCAACCAGCGTCTGATTGAATATCCTCCCAATACACCAAATAGAAATCATATGTAAATGGTATTTCAGGTACATCATCTCTGAATTTTCGTGATTGTTTTTTAGCCACTTATTTCCTTTTTGTACATCTCGTCTGCTTTCATCTGTAACTCTTTAGCAATACTTTCAAGTATAACAGGTAAGTTTTTTTCTAAAACATCTGTCATCTCTAAAGAAAATTTATACGCCAATTTGGCCATCTCTGCCTCTAATACTGACATATCTACACCATTACCAGAAATATTTTCTTTGATAACATGTGCAACAACAGCCGTATTATACTCGTCTGCTTGTACTGATTTAGAAATTGCGTTCAAACCAAACCACAAAACTAAACAAATAAAGATTATTTTTTTCATAATATATCCTTTCTCATTATTTATGGATACATTATACACTAAAACGGACATAGAGTCAAGCACTTTTTTACTATATTTGGCGCTTTTTTTAGTCTTTTTGTGCTTTTTTTGATGGCTGCGACAGTATTGTCACTACTCCGGTCGTACAAACTTGTCATTCCAACCAAATGCCTCTTTGACAACTGATTCGGTAAGACCTTTATACATCTTATTCAATGATTTGTTCTTCATGCCTAACAAGACTTGTGCCTCGTCTGTGTGAAGACCCTCTAACATTTGAATAAACATTTTTTCTTTTTGTACTTTGTTAGTAGCATTATCAGCGCCTTTTACGAAATGCCATAGTCTTTTAGCTTCATTTCTTAATAGACCATGTTCAGTTCCTATCGGAGCTTCATTTGCCATGAATGGTGGGTCACCTACTGGTAAATCCCATGCAATATTAGGGTCAAAAGCACCTTTCAAGACTTGTTTAAGAGGTGCTGTTGCATGTTCTCTTAATACTTGAATTTTTTTAGGTTTATCTTTTGCGTTATTAACTTTTTTTAGAATTTCAGACATTAGTTCTACTGTCTGACCCATACCAGATGTTCCTTGATTTGTTTTCATAGAAGCTGGGTTCATTAAATGTGGGTGTCTTGCTTGTTCGGCCATAATTTCTCCTTCAGTTTAAATATATATTCGACAGTATTATTTATCCTTAAAATTTCTGTCTTCGTACCATTTATAAAAATCTGGATCCGTGAATAATTCTGCAATTTCATTAGGTGGTACTTGTTCCGTTTTTATGCATGTTTCTAAACTCTCGTACTCGTATGTATCAACTTTACGAGTCATTGGTTTATCTTTAAAATTCTCTGCCAATGTTCTTACCATTCTCTGGTTTTTGGTTAATTCCATAGGAAAAAGGCAGGCGCATGGAGCGCCTACCCTTAATTTTGATAGATTATGCGTTAGCGTAACCTTGTGAACCAAACAAAGCAGTTTGACCAGCTGCGATTACAGCTTTTGATGGTGTTCCTACTCTGTAAGATACGCCAGCAGATGTTCTATTTTCATAAATCATCATACCTTCGTTTCTTAATTTACCAACCATATTAGCTGGTGATTTAAGGTCAAATGTGTTTCTTAGAGATTTCCAAGTTACAGTATTGCCTTTAGCAAAAAGGTTTCTTACCTTTTCAGTTTTTGATAGTTTAGCTCTTGCCATGTTATTTGTCTCCTTTGACATATTAAATAAAAATTTAAACATAAGTGTTTAAACTCCTTTCTGTGTTTGAGTTTAATGTACTCCTACAATTGCCAGGCAAAGCGTACTTTAGTAGTTTGACTAGCGAATTCTTATTTGTCATTATCTGGTTCAAAGTCTGGTGTGAAATGTATATCTGCCATATCAGATAAATCTCTAACTTCGTCCTCTATATCTCTTGACAATGGTTTATGTGGTTTATGTTTGACATCTAGGATTTTACTATAATCTAATCTTGCTGATTTGTTTTTACCCTTTGTGTTCAAAGTTACCATTGTATCTGCTAATTTTTGTGCTGGATGTGGTCTATTAAAATCACGGTAAACCAAACCTCTAATTGTATCAATTACAAGTGCCAAGTCAGCCGTAAATGCCAGTTGATTAGTTCTAATACCCATAGCCACAAATTTATCTAATAATTGATATGCAATATCATCAACATTACCCTCTACAAACTCTTTAGTCTGTTCTTCGACTAATCGTTTATGTTCTTTCTCATTAACAGGATGGTTGACAGTATGTTTGTCTTTAATCCTATCTGACGGAAAAAGTATAATGTTATCTTTATCACTCAATTAACTCTCCTTTGAAGTTCACTTTACCTTTATCGGCAAAATGTTCTACTAATTGATTATAACCACCAACTAACTCACCATCAATTTTAATTTGAGGCATAGTTCTAACATTCTTACCAATATCTTCAATAAGTTTGCTAGGGTCAGAACCAAAATCTTTTTCTAAAGATTTCTCTTCGTATTCAAGGCCAAGATTTTTCAATAAACTTTTAGCCTTGGTACAAAAGACACAATTATTTTTACTGTATATCGTTATTGTCATTTTTATTCTTTAGGTTGTCCCATGCCTTTTTACTTTCATCATTTAGATTGTAAGCGTCAACAGCTTGTTCAATAGTGTAATTATACATCTTATTAAACTTACCTAGAGGCAATCTCATACCTATCCATGTTCTATAATAACCATTTTTAGTCATAGTTACATCTTGTGCAAATATCTCATAACCTCTTACAGGTGTATCAGTTATTTTATTCACAATAGCACTTTCAACTTCGGTCACTACGGTTTTAGTTTCAGTTTTACCAAGTTCTTTGATGAATTGTTTTGATTCTTTATTCATCTCACCCTTGATTATATCCGCCAATTCAGATTTAGCCATCATTTTAGCTTTCTCAATTGACAATTGTAAATCTGGAGAAACAGCTGTTGCAACACCATAGATACATTGCTTATCATTATCTTCACTTGTCAACCATGAGGTATCACAAGCTTTTGATTCATTGATATCTGCCATGTACCACGCCGGTACTTTGTCAACAGTATTACCTTTCTCAGATTTAATCTTATAGGTACTATTCATACTAGAGCAGGCACTAAGACCTACAATTGCTACAAGAGCACCTAGTTTCATCACTTTACTTTTCATCATATGTTTTTACCACTTTCTCGTACATTATATACTAACTCTTGTAAGAAGTCAAGCGTGGATTGAACATATGTCCAGGCGTCCTCACTTGATACATCATAAAGTATTACTACAACAAGAGCAATAATGATTATATATCTTATCATTATTTCACCTCCCATTCACCATTTGATTGTAAACAAACTTTTCCTGGTGACTTAAAAGCATGCTTTTCCCGACTATAATATCGGCAATATTCAGGTGTTTGTACATCTCTGTAATAAAACTGAGCAAACAAGTCCCAATAACCTGGAGTTTCAATACCTTGTCTACCATCAGCACACACCAATTTTTCTTCTTTTGTAACAACATTATCTTTTGTAACAATTTCAATTTTAACATAACAATATTGACCATTCACTTCATGTGGCTCTATATTCTTGACTTTAGGATAACTCAAATCGCCTGCAATGGCAAGTCCAGAAAGTAATAAGAACACAATAAGAACAAAAGTACATGTCAAGTAAAATCTCATTTGTTTTCTAGGATCCATCATGGTTTTTCTATCCATTGTCCGTCTGGTGTTTGACAAGCAGTACCAAATATAACTTCTCTATTAACGCCTCCGACACCAATCAATGGCCAACTATTAGTAATATCTACTGTTGCGTCATATTCTTTACACTTAAATGGTCCAACCATATAAGATTTAGTTAATTTAATTATGCCTGAATTACCTGTTTTTTTATTGTACCAATTAGTATATGATTGTCCATATTCAGGCGCTGTGTTTAAATGGTCTACAAATACTGCGTTATGTACATCATAATCTGAATTGTACATCAAGTCAGCACCTTTAAATGCACCAAATAAGGCACATGCACCGGTAACATATGGGTCTGTTTGACCTAAAGCAACACAACCTGCAACAGCTGTTGCACCACCTGATACGGCACCAACATGTGTTCTATTTACCGAACTGCAATTGGTCAGGAACACCAATGAGAGTCCTAATAATAGTACCGATTGGATTGATTTCATATTTGCCTTCTTCATTTTTTTTGATTGTTGAGCATGCCGTTGTGGTCAATACCACTATAATCGCCATAATCACCATCTTTATCTTTTTCTTTTCCATAATCTGATTTATCATTTGCAATTAACAAGCAATCTGATTGAATAGTATCAATTAAATTCTGTACTCTAAAATCTCTATCAGGCGACTTAGGATACTGATACTTTGTAATCCTAAGGTCGTCTGACATCTTTTTGATTGAGTCAATCTTATTGCAAAAATCACTAATCTTGTGTAACATTGTCTTTCACCTTATTCCACAAGTCTTGTAACTTTAACTTTGTATTTTCAGTTTGGTCTTTAGCGTCTGCAAAACTAGACTTTTGAAATTCTACTGTTTTGACCCACTCTGTTTTAAACCATTCTGTTACTGGATTTGCCTTAGCAACACCTGTAATCAACATGAAAATTAAACAAGCTACCGACAATACGATAAATTCTTTTACTTTACTCATACTTTCCTTCCTGCTGTTTTAAGGTCATCTTTACTAACTACCATGTAAGGACCTTTGTTGTAAGCTGGAACAATAGAGTATTGTTTAGATACTTCAATTCTTTCCATCTGTGTTTTTACATCAATCGTACCACCACCTAAGTTTGTACTGTTTGATAAACTAGGGTAGTTTGGTGTTTCTCTTGTATAAGGAACACTCTGTAGTGGAACGGATTTTGTTTTTACTTTTGGTAATGCACCAAATCTATACTTGATATAATCATCTAGTGTCATCAACATACTATGCAAACCTTTTGATTTGTAATGTTTGTTGTGTTTTCGTAGGTCTTCTTTATACTCAGCAAGTTGATTAGCCGATAGACTATTCATTTTCTTTTTATTCTTGCGTGAGTAACCACTAGATTGATTCGTATAGATAATCGCCATTAATTTACACTCTTGTTTTCTGGAGTTTCTGCCTCTGACATTGCCTTTACTTCAGCATATGTCTTATCAAATCCAACTTTGTAAAATGCGTCAATTGGATTTTCTTGTAGATAAGCAGACAACAAATTAGAGAAGTTGACATCAACACCCTCGTAATATTGAGGTTTATTGTTTCTCAACTCAATGTGGTCTCTACAAAATTGAATACGATTGTCGTATATCTCTTTCTTGTTCTTAGTGTCTTTACTTTTTGCAACATCAAACTCTGCAAAAAGTGTGTGTTTTGAATAAAACGCCATAATATAATCCTTTCTCAATTAATATTCACATACTATACCATAACCGTCTGGAAATGGCAAGCCTTAAAAAAAGCGTGTTTTTGTTGACTTTTCTCGCCAGAAAAGCTGCCAGGATGCGCCAGGAGAGGCGAATCGAAGCCTTCGTGTACTATCCTACCCCCTCTGGAAGTACATCTTTCTTACTTTCTTCTTCAGCCCACTTCTCAAACTCTGATACTTTCTTCTCGTTATGGGCTATACTTACATCACATTGTTTGACTGCCTGGTCATAACTACCATTCAAAATCATACTGCGAATCTTTTTAATATCATCAATGTGGTTCAGGACTTCAATCATTTTTTTTCTCCTTGGTCCTCTGAATTCATTAATAGTACAACATAGTGTACCGCTTTAAGTAGGTCTTTTCTATTCCTACCATCTTTTTTACCAAACCTTGCAAGGTATTTGATTGCATTGGCTTGACAGAAATCTTTGTCTATGCCACAAGACCTCAATAAGTCTTGTACTTGTACGCCTTCTTTGACTTGAGCGTAGTGTTGTCCGTAGGTACTTTTAATATATGTTTCAATTTCTTTTAGTATTTTATCTTCATTATATTTCATCATATTAACTATCTATCCAGTCTGTTGCTGATTCTTCAAAATCATTTGTTTTTATTACTTTATCAATCTGTGAAAAATAGCACCAGTTAGAACCAAAAGTGATTGCACCTGTGTAACCTAGTTTTGTATCATAAGTCTTTGCGTTCAAACTTGTATTATTCTCAGCAGCTATATCATTTACTTCGGTTGCAATACCGATATTAGTAATGACACCTTGTCTGCCTTTCATGTCTTCTATTGTATCACCTATATTAATT